ATTATAATTAGCGATTCTTAAGAATCGCCGCCTTTACCAAATTTGACTTGAGTATTCCTATTAGGTTTACTAATAGGCATTCTACTGTCACTTTCTCGCATTAGATTTGAATCGACTGCCTCCATTTGGTCTGAAGCCATTTTATTATAATATGCACGTCGTTGTTCGACGGTTTCGATTGGCATCTTTGCGAGGATTAACCCACCTACTCCAATTACTCCAGCATGTTTACCATCTTCAACAGTTGGGGCTTCAAACTCAGGGTGGTCGTCTGCTCTCACAGGTTCCCATCCTTCACGAATACGTTTTGACATATTCGCTTTGTCTTCTACTCCCGCCATTGATTCCCGTATCCATCTGTAAATGTAACCTTCTGGTGGCGTTGGTGCGTCTAATAAAGACGGTGGTTGCCATGGTTTAATACGAGCAGTTTTTGCTCGACTCTCTGCAGATCTGGGAGCCCGATCTGAACTGGTATTTTTTTCTACATTATTTGTATTATCTACCATTTTTATCTCCTACTTAACGTGTTTAGCGTATTCTTCAAGTGGAACACCTAGTCTTTTTGCTATTGCAACTTGACTCGATGACAACTTGACTGTGCGTCCTTTTCCTGTTCTGCCTCTAGCACCTCTGCTGGAGTTTGCAACATTCTCTTGAACGTTATTTATTTGAGAAACTTCTCCACCACCGTTTAACTTGTGAGGAAAGGCTTCCGCCATTCTTCGATCTACTTCCTGATAATAATCATCAGTGGTTGGATCAAAACCTTCTTGTTCGACTAACTGTCTATGAAAAGCAAAAGCACTTGTTGTCATAGCCAAATCATTACCGAACCAATCATTCTTTGCTGCCCAACTCTGAGCTTTCGCATCAGGTTGTGGCGGAGCTTGCACTTGAGGTTGCTGAGTAACTTGTTGAGGTTGTATGTCAACAGGTTGTTCTTGTGCTTCTTCTTGAGGTCTAACTCTATTTAGGCTCTCAAGTTCTACAGCAAGGGTAGCAACATCTTTCTGTGCTGCCAACATCTGCTCTGTGTCTCCGATATCATGTGCTTTTTTATACTTATCTTCGGCACTAGCAAGTTGGCTTTCAACTCTTGCACTATATTCAGCATATAGGTTTTTATCTTTTTGTGAAAGGGTTGCTTGAGTATTATTTAATTTTTGTTGAACACCTTTAGCGTATTCAACTGCTGCTGCTTCCCTTCTTTCTGCTTCACGAATCTTATAAGTTAGTTTATTTATTCGTTTTTTAACAGACTCACTATAGTTAGCAATCTCTTCTTCAGAAGACTCTGCTTGTTGGGATTCTGTTTCTGGGGTTTCGGATTCCTCAACAACAACTTCAGGGTTTTGTTGTGCTTCTTCTGTTGTTGATTCGTCTAATTGAACTTCGACTTCTTGAGCCTCGGTTTCTTGTTGCATGGATTCTGCCATGATATTCTCCTTTAGTTGCGTGACTATTCTACATCTTCTGGGTTACTAACCACAGCGAGTACTTCGTCATCGTTTAATAAGCGCAGATCACCACCATCAATTTTGATTCGTGCTCCTGCGTACCTTCCAAAAATAATCCAATCTCTTTCTTGACACCAAGCGCCATTCGGAAATTTGTTTTTATCTTTGTAAGCATCTGGTCCCAATGATACTACGAAACCAACATTAGTACCTAATCTTTCTTTTTCAAGGTAAGAGTCAGCTAACATGATTCCGCCCTTGGTCATTTGTTTTTGACTAAAGGGGAGTATCAATATTCTATATCCTGTAGGATCTGGAAGTTTTTCTAATAGAGATTCATCTTCCTGAACTGATTCAGGTGTGAACTCTACTTTTTTCTTTTCGGGTGTTGTTTCCCTTTCCATTGGAATATGATCTGGGATCGGGGTACTTTTTGGTTCTTCTACTTTTTGTGCATCAACTGCCATCGTTTTGCTCCTTGATGTTTTGCAGGTCTATTATTATTCTCTCAGCGGAACTTAGACCTGATAGTTCACCGAGAATCTTTTGATATCCTTCCCAATCTTGAACACCACCTGTTTTTAAGACTTCAGTTAGGTCTGCTTGTCTTTGGCGAAGTTCTTTTAAAACTTTTTGTACTAAATAAACTGGATCCATTTAACAGTTCCAATCCCTGCGTGCCCAATAATTAGCACTACACTTATCGGTTGTTCCTTTTATTCCACCGCTACGAGCACAATAGCTTTTCTTTCTGCTTTTATCTCCTGGATGTTTACCTAATTTTTTATCCCCAAAAGCTATTCGTTTAACTTTGTTACCACCACTACTACACTTAGAAACAAAGACAACTTTACGTTTCTTTCCATATCCAGGTTCCCCTTTGCGGATGGCTCTTGGTCTGTTTAGTGTTACGGTTTTGCCTGCGTATTTTGCCATTATGTATATTTAGTCTTTTTACGTCTATCAGACATTACTGCCCCACAACCTCTGTGCATACCTGACTTTACTGCGCCACCTATATCAAAACTTTGGATTTGACCACCCATGGCTTTACCTTGTGCTGCTTTCATCTGTGCAGCAGTTGGTGCGCCTTTATCGCCTTTTTTACGCATACGCTCACCGCTTCCTGCTGCGATGCGCTCACGTTTAGCCCGAATATTAGCCCAAAGTCCTGGTTTTTCTTTTTTAGGCATTATTTTTTCTTCTTTTTATAGACACTACCGCCACCGCCATACATTTTGACGTCTCCGCCATGACCGTAGCCTTTTTTACTACTATAGTCACCACGAGCAGTTTTGGTTTCGCCTCTCATATCTCTTTTTCTTTCTGTCATTCCTGGCATATTATACTCCCCAGATTTTTGTTTTCTTTCCGCCCCAATACTCAACAGCATGACCTTCTGATATAAGTTTTTGACAAATATCTTCACCGTCTTCTGTGTACGGGACACCTAATATTCTTCCATACTTTCCTTTGCCTAAAGATTTAAGTTTGAACTTACCTGTGCAAAGTTCTTTTAATCGTTCTTTTGCAGCTTTGCCCATAACTTTTTCTTGAGCTCTTTCTGGATATCTTTTTGTATTGATTCTAGACTCGGGTGTATCAATACCTGCTAGACGTACTCTTTGCTTGTGTAGTTTTACATCAAAGCCAAGATCTAAGACACAATCAAATGTGTCCCCATCAATAATACGGTCTAGTGTAGCATTGTAGACAAACGCTTCTGGAGAATCACTCACTGGTTTTATCGAGCTCCGCTAGGACTTTTATTAAACTTAATGCCTTGAGTTGCAGCACCCTTACCTTGAACTGTTTTTTGCCCATCACCAAAAACACTGCTGCTGGTTGCATTAAGAACCGTAGTGCCTTTGACTGGTTTAGCCAAGTTAATTTTCTTAGGAGCTGGGAAACTCACTTTTTTATATTTAGTGGTATCTTTCATTTAGTCACCTTTAGTATTTGTATCGGATGATCTTACATCTTTCAATATTTGACCATACGTTTTATTAATATCACCTTGTGCTTTCAACAGGGCTTCTTCTCTATCTTGAGCAACCTTCATTTCTGCGATTGCTTCTTGTGATTCTATTTTAGCCTGATCTACCTCTGCTCGTAAAGCATCTCCTTGTGCTCTTTGAGCAATTTCCTCTTTCTTAAGTTCTACAATCGGATCCATTTGAGCATTTTGTTGAGCTTTCATGAGGGCTTCTTGCTGACCTGTAACTTGTTGAGTGGCTGTTGCTGCTGCGGTGGCTATTTCATTCATTAATTGCTGAGCTTGTTCTGGTGGCATTTGTTGCATTTGATCAAGCGGTGGCAGTGGTTGACCTAGTGCTTGTTCAATTTGTTGCTTGTATCCCATTGCTATGTGCTCTTGGATATTAGCTTGTATTGATTGAAGTGCTACTGGGTTCTGTTGCATTTGTGGATTCTGTAAAAACGCAGAATGTGCTGCTATATAGGCATCGTGGTTTTGAAACTCAAACGCTTTGATAGGTTGTCCCATAATTGATGCTTGTTGATCACTGATCGGGTCTCTTGGTGGAACTTCTGGTGGAGGCGGTAAAAGTAAGTCAATATTTTTGACTTCTAATGCTTCATACATTCTTTTGTACGCTTCCCGTAAATTATGGATTTCTGGTGCTGCTTGCGCCATTTGTAGTTCTTGTTGCGCTAACATCACACGTTGTGCCATGCTAAAGATATTGGGGTCGCTTACTGGGATAATATCGATACGATCATCAAAATCTTGTGCTTTAATTTCTTGACTTGCCCCTGCTACTGCGTAAGGGTATATTGGCGGGAGTGATCTTGCAAAAACACCTGATAAAAGCCTAAATTCTTTCTTTTGTGCAAAATGTAGCCGTTTATGAATAGCAGACATTACTTTAGTGCCTCTTTCTAACATTGCTACCGTAGTTCCCACTGGAAGTTGTTGACTACCGATATCGCCGACTTGCATGTCCGCAATACTCGCAAATCTTCTTCCTGAATCAATTAAAATGCCCAATAATTGACTTAATACGCTACTTGGCTCTTTATAAGGTAACGGCATTAAGGCATCACGGATTGTTCCTCCTGGAACATCAACATCTCTAAATTCTCCTGGTCTGAGAGGCTCATCTTCGCCTTGAACCCTCATACCACGGGCTTTAAACCCTGCGGGAAGGTTACTTAACGTTCCTGCGTCAATTAATTGCCTTAAAATGCTTGTAGCGGACTTAGTTAGGTCGCCAATCATGTGAATTAAGCCAAAACCGTAAAAACCAAGTCCTGGAAGGAACTTATAGTGCACAAAATACTCCTTTTTACGGAATAATTCATCATTTAGTGCCCAATTCCGCCTAATTGCGAGAATTTCGCCACTATCTTCAAGGATAGTTACTATATAAGGTACGGCATATTCATACTCGTCTACCCCGTCCAGCTCTAAATCTACATGAATTTCTAGTAAAGTGTACTCATTTGCGTCGCTGGTTGGCTTACTTAACCCTTGTAACTCGTCAATTTTGTCTTTTGCTTCGTCTAAACTCATTTCTCCAGGGTTGCCAATCTCAATATCCCGATAAATTCCGCTTAATTGCATTTTTCGGATGTCATTTCCCGTCATATTAAGAACATGAGTGATTCTTGCACTGGTTTCTAGGTTTGTAGTGTCATAACTAACGACTAAGTCCTCCGCTTTTACAAAAGCAGACGTCGCACGGTTTAATAATGAGTCAAAATAGATTTTTTTGAAGGCACTTCCCGCTAAAGGTAAGTAAAACAGCAAACTATCCATATCTGGATCGTATTCTTGCATTTCTTCGGTGATTTGGTAGTTCATATACTCCTTCACACGCTGACATTGTGCCAGTGTTTCGGGAGATTCAGCTCCTACGACCTTAGTATTGACTGGACCATTGGCTGGGAGCAATTCTTTATAGGCTTGTGCTTGAAATTGAGTTGCTGCCTCTGACAATAATGGGTGAGTTACTCCACTTGCTCCTGGAAAAGGCATATCTCGTGCTTCTGATTTGATGCCTAGTAAATCTAAACCATCGGCAAAAGCAGTAAGCCAATCATCACGGGATTCTTTGTCTTCTTGATACGCTCCTATCAGTTCACCTGATATTTCTCCAAGAAAACCCTCTTCTAAAATTTCGGTAAGGTTGGTGTTGTGTTCATTTTCTTGCGCTTGTACACCTTCTTCCATGGGCAACATTTCACCGTTTTGTCCTACTTGAAATTCAACCCCACCAGCTGTTGGATCTTCCTCAGCTACTTCTATTATTAACTCGTCTTCCTCTGGGGGAATTACGGGTGTACCTTTTTGTGGATATCTTTGCGCTTCTATTGCCATATTATTCTATCCTCGTATGTTTCAATAATAACTCATTTTCTTCTTATATAAAACCTCTTCTTCATAATCCGAAGGCAACTTAACAAAGCCACCTTGTCTAAATCGCATTAAGGCTTGAGTTGTAGAGTCTACTAAATCGTCGTGATCTCCCGCAGGAAATGCCGCACATTCTTCTATTACGTCTTTTGCCCAAATAGTATCAGGA